AAACTTGGAAAAACATTTGCGGAATTGAGTACTGATGTTTAGTAAAATTAAAAAATTTTTAGATAAACGCTTGCCACAAGCAACATATTCTACTGGCAAAAAATCAAAATGTACATTTTATAATTTATGTAGTGCTTTTGATATTACAGACGATTAGGCACAATAATTTTTTAAATCAATAAATAGAACAATTTTTTCAAATGATTATGCAAATCTTCGGATTAGAGCCAGTAGTAGCTGCATTAATTATTGCAGCTGTTGGTGTTACATATTCCATAGGTCTTGGAATAGTAAAATCACCAGATAAACCAGATGTTAAAAAAATCATCACATCTGTTTTAATTGCTATTCCTGGCTCATTAATTTTGGTTGCAACTGGAATTGGGAATTCTGTAGCTACAAGTGATCTAACTGTGTTAGTTCTAATTGTAGGATGGATTTTACAAATTTCAGGTACAGATTCAACCATCAAAAGTATCGCTGGTGCTATCAAACGTAGATAGCCCACACCAAACTTTTTATTTTACTAAATTTGTTAATTTACCATGTGGAATTGGTTTTTGAAATTATTTCAAGTACAAGAAAAACAAATAATGTGCAGAGCCATCTATGAAGAAGGTAAAGAAATTAAATTTGAAAGTGTTTTAGTTAAAGGCAGTACAATAGAACAAATTATTGAAGATGATAAAAGATATGGGACGATGAAGCCATACAATGGACAATATTTTACTTACAAAGTTATGGATTGGTCGGGCCGATGGATAACAGACAAAGAAATTATCAAAGGCATTACATTATCCTGGAATAAGGTCCAAAAAGTTATTGATTTAGATTTTAGAGAAGCAAAACTTGGTGAATATGCAGATTTTAAAGTTTATTTTAGAAAAGTTGAGGATGATCCACTATTATCTAAAACTACATTAATGTATCATTATTACCCAATTTCTGATTTTAATAATCCAAATCGTGGTGTTTGTGTTGTTAATGTAGATTATGTCTGGTTTCTTAAAGTGGTGTTCAATTTTTAGTGCAACAGTTTCATCATCAACTTCATTTGGTTCTACTTCAAAGAGTATTGCAAGTACTCTATCATATGCTTGATCCTCTATGTTGTTTTCTAAATCAAATTGCTCTGGTCTGATTTCAATGTTTAAGAAACTATCAAGTTCTTCACGGTTGGCATTGCCACCAAGGTTTCCAGATTTTCCACGTGCTAAAAGGAATGGTGGAATATTATAAAATCCAAGTACAGTATCTACACTTGTATTTTCAATTTCAACAACACCACTAATATCACCAGAATTTGTTGTTCCAGTTCCACTAACTAATTCAACAGTTTGTGTAAGTACAATATCTTTACCACCAGCATCACGCATACTAACTAAGAATTCATCCATTACTGCATTTGGATTATCAGCATTACGTGCTGGTATTTGCATCTTGAATATTTTAGGTTGCCACCAAGTATGTAATGCAATTTGTTTAAAGTCTTGTGCATAAAGTGTAAGCAATACTTCACCAATATCTAAAAGTGGTTCAATTTCTGAAACTCCATAAAAATTTGCAAATAAATCTAAGTTATCTTGGTTTACCAAATAAATGGCACGTCTTGCATCTAGCTTACCCCCATTGGTTGTTAGATTGATAATTTCAATAGCTTCAAGCCCACCAGTTGCTGTATTAATTAATGGACGTAATGTATATTCAGGGTGAATTGTTTTAAGTGCTTCTGGAATTTGATATTGTCCTAGTTCATCACGTTCTTCTGGAAACATACCAATAACACAGCGGCCTTGCTCACGCTTGAACAAATAAGAATTGTAAATTGCTTCCTTTAGATCTAATTTTGAAAATAATGTATCAATCCATTCTTTAATTTCGAGTGGTGTCATTTTTGGTTTTAAGCCTGGTGGAATTTTAGTATTTTTTCTAGATATTGCATATGGTATTGGAATTTTTTTGTTACGCCATTCTTCAAGTTTATCTTCTGGCATTTCTTTATGTAATCTTGGCATTACTGTTGTTGTAAATTCAGTAACAACTAATTTTTGAATTAATTTATTTGCTCTATTAATTTGTGGCACCATTTTCATAATTAATCTAAACAAGTTTCTTTGTTGAGCTCGATAGGGATCTACTGGTTGAACAACATTAAGGCCACCAAGTGGGCGCATATTAGAAACATCTTTGTTTCTTTTTCCTCTACGTGGATCCATTCCTGAATCACGTTTCCATAGTTTAGTTGTAATTTGATTTCGTGCTTTAGATACTGCAACACTTGATTTCATTTCTAATGGCGCAGCTAGTGAATCACTTTTTTTTGCTGGTTGAATATTTTGTTTTGCACTTTTTTGTCTAGTTTGTTTTGTGGATTTCTTAGCTGCCAAGTAATTCACTTACAAATCATTATGCTAATAACTTTTCTTAGATGGAAAAACTTGTTGAATCATCGCCAATTACAGAACTTATTAAATCGTCCATAGTGTTTTCACCCTTTGGTTGGGGCGTATATCTGATAATTGGATCAATCATATTCACAACATATTCTAGTGAAACATAACATGCATAACATAACGCCCAAAAAAGATCGTCATGTCTGCCTGGAATGTGCTTAAAGGTGGTATTTCCAGCATCTGTAATAATTTGTTCTTGCTCTGAAATTTGTGTAACTAGTTCTGAATGTTTGTCAATTTTCAATAATCCCTGGTGGAATAGAATCTTTAGTACATTAATCATATCTAGTTTGGATTTCATAGTTGTAACAATTCCTTCCATTGGCAAAGCCGTTTTATCAAATAATTCAACAGCAAAATCACCTACACTATTTCTATCAAATCCTATTTTTTCCATTGGTAGTTTGTTTTGAAACTTTAGTACATCACCCGCTACTTGGCCATATTTGACGTGTGGCCATATGTAATGTGCTTCTTGCTTTAAAATGCCATCTTCTAATTTTAAAATGATAAATGCAGAATGATCAACACGTTTTGCCAAGTCCATACCACCAATTCTAATTGGAGCTTGCTTTCTTTGGGTGAATTCTTGGGTAACAATGTGGGGGTTTTTGATTAATTCAGTGGCTTTAATGTGTAGTTTATCTTGGTATGAAAAAGTAGGTTTCAATGATTTTCTTAATTATGTCTTGTTTTTTAGTTTTTCATATTTTAATTAACAATTAAACCAATAATTTCATTATACTTGATGCATTGTGAATATGATGCTAGGAATTAATGGCTCGCCTGATGGACTAATTGCTTCAATTCCTACACCTTCACCAGCATCACTCACTGACATCAAAATGTTGATTTTGTCTCCTACATTGAAAGTTTTAACAAATTGAGATATGATAACATCTTTTTCAGTATCTTTGGTTAATACAACTCGAACGTTTGAATTTGGTACATCCACATCATTAATTCTAAACCATAAATCAAAATCTCTATCTGCTGTACCTGAAGTTCTACCAACTTGTGGAGCTGCAAATAAAACATATTTTCCAGCTGTTTGAATTATGATGTCTGCACTACCTGGGGAATGAGTTATGGCTTCTACTTCGTCATTGGTAGATAATGTAATTTCTACAGGTGTAGTGACACCTGGACGTTGATCTGTGTTATCAGATAATTGTGCGATTGCCGCTTCTCCAACAGTCTCTATTCTAGCTAGCCCCATAAAGTATTTTAATTGTAAATTTTCTTAAAACCAATACTATTCTTTACTACGACAAGTTTTTAACAATAGAGTTTTCTTTTTATATATCTTTTAATTTGCACTAACAAACCCAGCTAGTGTTGTATCTTGGCCACTTGTTTTTCGTCTTATTCTAACTCTAATTGCTGTTGCTTCTGGTGAAACATCGATAATACCTTTAACTTTAAAATTATCAACACCACCAGAAAATGTTGCACCACTTACAGCAAGTCTAGAACCATTTGAAGATACTAAAGTAACTGCATTTCCATCTGTTCCTTTTGCTGTAGATGTAAGTGTAACAACACCAAGTGAATTTGTTGCTGTAATATCCGCTAATGTTCCCTGTCTAGTATCATTTGTTATTGAATCTACTAAATCAGCGGCATCAACAGTATCAGTACCATCAATTGAAAATTGTGTATTGTTTGCTTTTGCACCAGCAACGGCCGTATAAACAAGCCCATTAATTGTTACAGTATCACCAGCTAAAACAGTGGCAAGTGTTACAGTTCCAGTTGCAGCTACTAAAGCTAACACATCAGTATTGGCTAAAATATCTTGATCAAAATCAGCATCAACTAGTTCAGTAACTGCGATAAATTCTTTTCTTGCTTTTTCAATTTTACAAGTAAGTCCATTTGTAGCACCAGTATTTACAATTTCAACATTCAGATTTGCCAGGCCTTTAGTATCATAAATTCTATCCAGGCTTGCATCGTATGCATCTTTATCAACTGTAATATTTCCAGCTTCAAGTGTTGCATCGTGTGATCCACCAGAATCTGAATTTGCACCTTTTGCACGTTGTGTTAAAATTGTCAAGTGATTTTAATAATTAGTGGCTCTATTTAACATCTATTGTTTCAATTAATAAAATAACCCTAGCATCAAAAGAAGCTAAGGTTGTTACTAGTTACTTTGGTTGGTCCATACTTTAGTTGTATTAATAGATAAACCTGGAACTTGATATTGCATAACTGTAAAGTCCTTGCCACAACCACGACATTTTGACTTATTGACACCAGCATAATATGGGTAGTATTTACACGTCTTACAAAATAGACGATTAAACATTAAGATGTTAAGTATTCTAGGTATAGGCATAATTGTAATTCAATTCATTATCTAAAGTAAGTTGCGGATCAGGGATTATTGGACCAATATCATAATTTGACATTCTACGCCAAGCGGCCAATACACCCATATCTGATTTTGTTTTAATTTTATGACATTCACCACAAAGTGTTCTAACATTATCTTCATCAAAACACATTCCACCAAGAATTATTGCTTGTATGTGATCTACTTCATATTCACATTCTTCATAACTATAGGGGCCACGAATTGTTCTTAATTTTAATCCGCATTCAGTACAATGAAAGTTATCACGTTTAATTATTTTATATCTAAATGAATTCCAATCTAGTGTTTTTTGAGTCCATAAAATACCATGTTTTGGTGTACACTATCTTATTTGAAACCTATC